GCTCTATATAAATTAGACTTTGCTGTGTTTTTATCTGGATTATTTACTATCCATTGTCTACTATATTCATTACGTATTTTTCTAGCGTGTTCGTAATTATCATAATACCAAGCAGATGCTCGTGCTTGAATTACTTGTTTATTTTTAAACCCGTATTCTTTATCTTGAGTTCTTTTACATTCTTTACACTCAGAGGAAAGCCCATCCTTTTTAGATTTGTTTTTAACAAATTCAGTTGTTAATTTAAAGGTGGAACATTTCCAACAACGTTTCATAAATCTCCTTGTTTTGTTTAAATACACTCTATGGAATGTACTTAAAAGAAACTCCCCCATCCAAAGTAAGGTAGGACAGGGGAGGAGTTACTACTTAGCCGTTAACAGCTAATACGAAGCCAGCTTCTGGACGTACAACTTTAGTGCCGAACAATGTGTCAGCAGTGTAAAGTGTAGACAAGTAGTCTTGTTTGTACTGAGTCTGTGAACGAACACCTAACTGCTCTGCCAATACCATTGTGTCGGTATGGAACAAGAGTGCAGCTTTGATGTCAAAGTTGTTACCAACTGCGGTGTTCAATGCGTTAGTTTCGATAACAGGCATATTGCTCGACACATAGATGTCGATGCCATACAACTTACCGATTTGACCATTGTTTACGCCACGACCATCAACGAAGTCGCTAGAGTTATAACGGTCAATACCCATGATTGCGTTACGCAGTGAAGGAGGAATCGCAAACTTACGACCATCCATTGGTACATCAGCGTCGTCCATACGCTGGATAAGCGCACGGAAACCAGCGTCAGTAAATACGTCGGTGTCAATCACTTGGTCTTCAGCGTAAGCTGTTAAACCAGTAGAAGCATCGATGTAAAAGCTATTGCTATGAACCCAAGTGGTTGTACCGTTACCGAAAGTCTTACCCAAGTTAATGAGGTCGTCATCTACTTGTTTAGCCAAAGCGTAACCAGCGTCTTCCGTGTAGAAAGAACGGAGCGATGCCAAAGCCTGAACTTCGGTGATGTCCTCGATGAAACGTGAGTACTCGAAATGACGGTTAATCAGAACTTGTACTTCTGTCTCTACGTCAGCCTGAATCGTTACAGCGGTGTTAGCAGCCTTGAGGGTTGCAGTACCACGAGTTGGCTTAGGAATGTGCAGCGTGTCGCCTTTTTTGCCTTTGAAAGACATTTTGCGAACAAGGTTTGCCAATACTAGGTTTTTCTTGTACGCAGCGATAACCTCGTCACTCCAAATTTCTGGGATGAAGGTATCTGCGTTTGTTTTATTGACGATAGATGAACTACCGCCGGGGTATACTACTTTTGCCATGATTTATTTCCTTTAATTAGAAAGTCTAAAATTACTTGACTCGCCCTGTTGCATATGCGTCCATAATTTCATCGGACAACTGCATATACCTGTCTGGGTCTGTCATTCTCAGTTTAATAAGGTCTGCTCTACGATATACTTTTCGACTGGTTTCACCAGCACCACCAACATCGACTGTAGCTGCCTTCATTGCCTGTTCTTGAGCTTTGCTTTCGACTGCAACTGATTGTTGTACTTGGTTCTGTTGTTTGATTTGCTTTAGTTCCTTGTAGGTACTAAGCAATTCATCAGCAGATTCAAAGTCGAATTCAGCGTCAGCTTTAGCAAACAAGTTTAAGCGAATAGCAGAAGATTTTACCCAATCTTGAAAGCCAGCATCTGATGCAATGGTGGCAAAGTCTGGGTGCTTCGAGGACAACTGTTGAGCTGTCTTCATGCGCTTCATTTCTAACGCTGCTTGTCTTGCTTCAAGAACTGCAGGATGCTTCTCTACTTGTCTGTTGACCGCACTAGCTGGGTCTGCAAAAAAGTCGTCTTCGAGCGATTCTTCAATAGGCTTCGCTTCCTTAGCCCTCGAGTCGAGTTGTTGTTTTAACAGTTGGTCTGCAAGACTTCGTACTTCGTGAACCTCATTTGCTTGTCTTCCAATAAGTTTTTCAGCTTCTTGGTGCATCCTAGCAATCTCAATAGCAGACTTACCACGATACTTCTCTGGTAATTCTTCTACGGGTTCTTTGACATCAACCGCTTCAGTATTGTCTACAGTAGTGCTGTCGGGTACTGGGGTTGTAACGTCTTGTACTTCTTCTTGCTCACTGCCGTTAAACAGTTCTTCTTCTTGAATAAAGTTTGCTGCCATTTAAAGTCTCCTGTCACCGAATCAAGTGATTTTAGGATTTGTAATCTAAGGCTTTATCTCCCGATAAAGGTATCTTAGGCGTTTTGCTTTGCTTCTTGCTTCTGCTTATCTTCGTGTCTTTTCGCCCATCTATCGTAGGCAGCCACGTAAGTTGGGTCTGTGCCATCTAAACTAATTCTCACGGGTGAGATAATTCGATTAGCTACATTCCCACAACTACAGGAGATTGTTGTTGTCTCATAATCAACAAAACCTTCGGTAATATGTCCAGCGTTACACTGGAAATCGTACATACGTCTACTCATTCTGAGCTGCTCCCGCAGAGTCGTTAATGAGAGACTCGTAAGCCTGTTCTGAAGCAGGTTTAAGGGTAATGAGCCACTGAAGCAAGTCCAGTTGTCCCTTCTTTACCATTAAATCCGCTTCACTCTGGATTGATAGCACATGGTTCAACGAATTGAACATTGTCTGTGCATCTTCCATTAAATCTTGCCAACCTTGCGTTGACATCATCGAGAACCTGCTCTCGTAGTATTCTTGTAACTTCTTATCTATCATTCTTCTTTGTCCTTTGAGGAGAAGTGAGTACTTACTTATTTTTCACATGATAACACAAGTTGAGAAAAAAGTCAATAGTTTTCTTTACTTTTTAGTAAAATTGTGTTCGCTAAGATAACTAATCAGACTTAACAATGTATCTGGATTATCTTTAACCATCCCTAATGCTGTGTTGCAATACTGACAAAGAAGCCCACGAATCTTGTTTGTTTTGTGGCAATGGTCTACATACAGCTTGTTTCTGGGTGCTTTCGTAGCTTCTATGCCGCATCCAGCACATTTATGGTTCTGTGCCGTTAAAACAGCGTTGTACTCATCTAAACCAATGCCGTAAGTATTCTTTAGATGCTTATTAACAAAATAATCAGGTCTTTTTGTCTTAAAACGCTCGTGATTTTGTTTTCTTTTATCTGGATTAGCTTTATCCCAAGCAGCTTTTAAGTCTTTTCTCTTTTCAACATTGTTTTCTCGCCATTCTTTCTGAGAAGCAGCTACTTTTTCTTTATTTCGCTTCTTCCACTCACGAGATGCTTTAAGTTGTTTTTCGTACTTCTCAGATTTCATCGGATTTATTCAGATTTACGCATTTGTAATTCTACTATTTTACCCTTATTATCAATCTCTTTTTCACGGAGCATCAAATCAGCGATTCTTGCCCGCTTTTCAAACTCATCGTCTTGGTTTTGACCATCAATGTTGGTAGAAAGTGAACTAATGACCTTGGCTTTGAGTTCTTCAGGCAGTAATTGGGTCTCAACTACGGTCTTCTGAGCTTCGGCTTGGTCACGCATTGCACGGGCTTGAAGCGACTGGGTAGTTGCTTGAGCCTGTTCCATCTGCATCTGCACTGCCATCTGCTGTTGTTGCTGTGCTTCAGGGTTAGGTTGACTCATCTGTGTCAAGGCTTGCTCCATCTCAGCACGATTAGACAAGCTGGAGTTAGCGATAATACCTTTAAGGATGATTGGCAATACAGGAGTATCAGGTCCAAGAGTCTGAAGCAGACCAATAAGCTGTTGCTGTTCGTATTCACGAGCCATGATACCGAGTGTAGCGGTAGGAATGAACTTCATGTCTACAGAAGGATAACGCTCAGGGTCAAATTGCATATAGCGGAACGCAACCTTCTTAATCAATGGGACCATAAAGTCTTCTTGGAAGTTGGTCAAGGTACGCTTGTACTTCTTGATGATGCCAGAGACAGCCATCGACATACCAGCACCCGAAGAATCACGGGTAGCTTGGGTAACCATGCCTTGGCTATCTAAAGTACCGGTTGCCATGAGTAACATACGCTCAAAGTCTCTTGCGGTAGCAGCAGACTCAGGACTGGTTTGTCCGAAGTGGAATGGCATCATAATCTCTGAAGGATTACCGTTGGTGAGGATTGCTTTGCCGGGCTTAACTTCAAACTTTGCACCACGGGGTAAGCGAGTAGCATCCATTGCAATCATAGGCGCTGTCGTTAAGGCTAGGCTGTCTAAGTGGCTACGGAGCTGTGCATCAATCGCTTTTTGCATATTGTAGGCTTTTTCTACTGTGCCCCGACCCCAGAAGCGGTTAGGAACGGTATCGTCTTGGTAAGCGACTACAGGACGGTCTTTCATCATGTAGGGGTTGCGCTCTGCCTTGAGAAGTAGTCCATCATTGGCAATAACTACAATAGCCTCTACGAGGTCGCTGTAGGTGTCTGCAGTGCTGTCTTCAGGGAACAGGTCAACTACCTCGTCTCCGTCGTTCTCAAGCTGTTCTAGGTACTCTCTAGGGACTAATCCGTAGTATGTAAGCAGTTTAACCTTGTCATCTTGATATTGGACTACTTCTTGGGTTACTTCTAAGTCGTCATCGTTTCCAGCAGGTCCGATGTCTACCTTGCGATAGATACCTCTTTCCATGCCTTCTACCACTTTGTGGATAGAGACAAACTTCTCAACCGCAACACCCATTGCATCCTCAATCGAGGTAGCGTTGGGGTCAATCAGGAAGTTCTTAGGGTTTACTGGATTAATCTTAACGCAGAAGTATTCTTTCTCAGTAACTCCATACGCAGCTTGCGTACTGCCGGGGATAGGCTGAGTGGACGGAACATACTCTGTCTCGGTCTTAACCATAATCTCACCGATACCAGTACCATAAATCTCTGCCATCAGTTCAATCTGGTCGACAGACTTACGAATCTTGTTCGCAGTTAAGTCTTCCATCAGTAAAGCTCGCATTGCTTGGACATCCATTGGATTACCGTTGTAGTCCATGATGTCGTCTTTGATGTCGAAGAACTCTCCGTTACCGAAGATAGCTTCCATAATCTCAGCGTGGCGAGTCTCAACTGCTTGCTGCGTTGCGGGACTGATTAAGCGACTGCGCTCGGACTCACGGGTACGGTCTTCAGAAGCCCAAACACCACGGAAGATACGCTCGTATTCCTTCCAATCTTCTAAGTAGTTCTCGTCACGGCTATCACGCCAGCGGTCACAGTGTTGTACAACGAACGCTGCTAACTCTTTGTCAGCTTCAGAAGGTTGTTCAAATTGTACGCCTTCGTTGCTATCGTTCATTTCAGCCATTTTTTTTCCTATTAGTAACCACTAATTACATCTAAAGTTTCCCACTCATCGCCACCATCATCAACATCGAAGTTGGGGCGGACTAACTGCTCGATGTACGCTAACGCATCCACCGTGTCATCGTGTACTCCCTGTGTAGGGAACATTAAAAGCTCATCGACAAACAAATCAAAATCACCTTCAGCGTTTAGGACAATCCTGCCATGCTCTAAATTACCCTGCAGCGCCCAAGTCACCCTATCTACTTTTTTCTTGTTGCCGTGCGTCAATTCTTCAATGTGAGCGTAACAGTTCATTCTTCGCATAGCGTCCATCAGTGGACTCATAATCGCTTGCTTTGCGATACCACGCTCAATCCCTACTGCCAGCGGCTGATACTCTTGGATGTTTTTAAGTATTCTAAGCGCAGTGTCTTCAGTTGACCAGCGACCTGTTTCAATCTTATCCACAAACCACACATTGTTATTATCTACCTTTACACACGCAATAGCGGTTTTATCTAATCGTTTATTGGTTTGCTTCTTACCAATTTCTTCAAAACCAGCGCAGTCTACTGCGATGTACCATGAACCATCTTTCGGTTCTTCACCGAACTTAATCCATTCTTCTTTAAACAAACCAGAACCAGCATTGTTAAAGGAAGACAAATACTCTTGGTTAAACGCAAAGGAACTCAGTGTACGCTTTGCTGCCTCAATCTCTTTTGGGTCAATCGTTTCATTGTCAGCGGTGGTAAAGTGCCACGACTTCCAATCCTCGTCTGAACCTGACTGTCCTAGTTGAAACCACTCATAGAAGTGATTACGACCAGAAGGGGTAGAAATAAACATGGCTCTACCTTTTTTATCCGACAGCGCAGCTCGTAATACCCGTTCCCAAATTTCAGGCTTAATAAAAGCCATTTCATCCATTACAAGGTACGAGAGCGAAACGCCCCTTAACGAGTCAGGATTATCCGCCCCACGAACTAAAATCTTTATGTCGTTAATCAGCGTTATTTCCAAATTATTAATATGTGCTGACTTAATTACTTGCCTACCTAAGTCTTGTAACAGGTCAAAAATAATTGTTCTAGCCTGTCCCAATGTTGGAGCCACGTACATCACAGAGGACCCCTTCGGACAATTTAACCCTTCTATTAATAAGGTTACTGCTGATAGACGGGATTTACCGCACCGTCTTCCCGCCGCTATTACTTTAAAACGGGTAGTGTCTGTAAAGACTGCTCTTTGCCATTTCAAAAGTTCAAAATTAAGTTCTGCCATGTTTCCTTAAATACTCCGCTGCTTCATCTAGCAGTTGTGGATTATCTTTAAATAAACCAAGCCCTTGATTACAGGGACTACACAATAAATCTCGTACTACACCTGTATCGTGGTCATGGTCAACAGCCAGTGCTTTGTAGCCAATCTTCGTTTTACAGATAAAACACGAGTAGTTTTGTTTCTCTAACTTTACATCGTATTCTTCTTTTGTAATACCATAATGCTTTTGTAAACAGTAATCTTGTCGCTTCACTTTGTAGTGGTCTTGCTGTTGTCTTTTCTTTTCAACATCCGCACGACAAAATTTACAATGTTTACGTCTAATTCCTTTATCACGATAGTGCCAGTGATAATCTGTTTCTGGGCGCTCTACAGCGCATTTCGTACACTTAATCATCGTTTCCCTTTCAGAGGAGTGGAACAGGTGTTTGACCACACGCACCTGCGACGTGCTGAAAGCTCTTACGAGTCGGTCCCTTCAGTTTTATATTCTACATCTGTAAAGCTAATACTGTCAACTACTTCTGCTTGTTCCACCTTTGCTTCACCAACAGAGGTAATGTTAATCGAAATCTGCGGAGTACCACCACCACTCTTAGCCTCGAAGCTAGACAGTGGTAAGAGCCTCTCGCCACAGAACTTGAGCATCGCACCCTGAGCAGGATGACCATCAGCAAGTGCTGTCTCAATAATCTTGGTAATCACACTGTCACCAGCCGTAGCCAATAACCTTGCTTTAAATTCTGCAATCCTTGCTGCATCGCCGGGTGGTCTACCCAACACCCCGGGATTCTTCTTCTTGGCGATAGCCGCCTTAGAGGGACGACCTAACTTGGGTTTACCATTTACTACTTCACGTCGTTTAATCTTTGGGCGCTTATGCTTGACGACATCTCCAGCGTAAGGCTCTTTTGCGCTTACGCTAACTGTCGGTAGCGCATCTTCGATTACAACTTGTTTTTCAATTTCCGACATGAAGTCTTTATCCTAAAGGGAGACATAAAAAAATTTAAAGCCCTACTAATACTATAGAGTGCTATCGGTAGATTGTTACTCGCTATCGATAAGGGGAATGACTATCGTCTTTTTATTCCCCTTTACATTGTGGGCTATAATACTCCGCCCGTAGGGGACTGACCTGATTCCGTTATAGTGTGCTTTGAACTTGTAAGGCGATGATAGCACATTTTCAGAGATTTGTCAAGGATTATTTTATTGACCTTGCTACAGAGTCTAGTATGTCGTCTGCGACTGAGCGGGGCTATGACAGCAATACAGGTCTCCGCAGTCCTCCTACGGAGTGAGCATTTTCCAATACAGACAATACCGTCTATTTTACTCTTTTCTTTCAGAGACTTACATTGCAGTGCAATATAGTCCTATTTTACCTTTTTGTATGCTATAGCGCCTACAGCAACATTAACACAACAACAACACCCCCTC